GTGCTTCACGAGCTCCAATACGAGCAACTAAGAAGTACAACCCACTCTTAGTACCTTTACGGTACACCGATACAAAGTCCGGGCGAGCTTGGTACATGTTATTAATTTGAATTGAAACTTCAACTTCGTCATTTGTATTTTCGATTGCTGCTGTCACTACATCACTTGGAGCTGATACAGCATCTTCAGAAGTTACGGTTACTTTGTATTCTAAAGCTTGTTCAATGTCTGTTTCAAAGAAACGACCTTCACCTGATGCATTTACTTTAGCTTCCACTGTAGCGCGTTGTGGAGAATTGTAAGCTGTTGGTCGGTTTTCATTCAAGATTTGTTCATTTTCCATAACGGCTGAACCATGCAATGCAATACGTCCACCGCTTGAATGGAAAGCTTGAATGTTATAACCAAGTTCAGCACCTTGACCGTTTTGAGAAACGATTTGTGTTTGGTTATTCAAGTATTGGTTAACAAATGTTGAGTGAACACCAATCGGCATGTAAGCGTCTGTAGGACGACCATAACCTTTAGTAATCAATGTAGCTGCTTGGTTTAATTGTTCTTGAGTTAACGCTTTACCATGGTTATCAATAACGTTTTCTTGAGCAACTAATTTTGTTAAACCATCAAATTCTGTACCTGCACCTTCACTTGGGTCATGAGATAAATCTGCATCACCATAGAAAGCGAATTGCTCAATAGTCATTGCAATAACTTCAATGGCTGAGTTTGTTAATTGTTGTACTGGGTCTACAACATTATTAGCTGCCATCGTAGCGATTGAAATACGTTTTTGGTCGCTTAAGAATTTCATCCGTACCATTTGTTGACGTACTTCTGGGTCGGATACTGGTGCAATTCCAGTTTCACGAGTAGCACGTGTATGTCCGACTTCACCATGTGACAAGTATTGTACGTATTGAGCGACTGTTGATTCAGCTGGAACACGTGGTAAATCACGGAAGAAGTTTAAGTCATCACGAGAATAAGTTAACATTGTGACTTGGTCACTTAGCATTTCACGACGTAAAGCCGCACCACCTGTTTGTTCATCTGGTGAGACGCCGTAACCTGTTTCCCAACCTTTTATTACTTGTTCAGCTGCTGGAGACAACTGGGTTTGGAAAGGGTTGTTTTTCGTATCTATATTCATATTTTTATAATCAACCTTTCGTTGTTTTGAGTTTATATAAGGAGATAGACCCGAAAAATGAACTTATGTATAATGTTTTTCGGGTCTTCTTATGGGTCTGCCTATAATATAGCAGTAATTACCTAAAATGAACTCGGTAGTTCATTATTTTCCTTCGATAAAGTTTTTAATTATTTGTTCATCATCAGAAGTTCCTTTGCCATAAGACAAATTGTTCCAATGAGCAGAAATGTTATTTAGTTCATCACGGGAAAAGTTTGATTTACGTGTTTCTTCAATGTAACGAGGTAAAAAGCTTTTACGTAACTCGTCTGCTTTTTCATAGCTGTTAAAACTTTCTGTTGATTTTTGAACATCTTCTTGTTGTTCAGGTTCAACATCAGTTTCTTCAGCTGCTTGTGCATCTTCACCCGGGTTATAGTTTTTCTCAACATAGTTAACAGCTTTGCCTTCAACAGCCTTAGCTGATTTTTCTGCTTCTTCTAAGCCTTTTTCTAAAGCTTGAGAAGATTTCTTAATTTCTTCCAAACGGTTAGCGTCATCAATTGACTTTTCCAGTTTTTCTTGGTTATCAATTAAAGTTCCTACACGTTCATTAATAGCGTTTTGTTGAGAAGCTAAGCTTGTCATACCTTTAAAGATTGCTTCAAAAGCACTCACAACATCTTCAGACTTAATAACTGATTCTTCATCTTCAGTCGGTTCATCAGATTTTTTAGCACTTTCTTTTCCGTCTGTTTTATTTGGTTCTGTCTTAGTTGCTTTATCTTTTTCTTTATCAGATACTTTGTCAGCTTCTCCTGTTGGGTTATCCTTAGGGTCTACTGTGTCTGTACTGTCTTTAACACCTGCGGGCGTACCATCAGCTTTTTCAGCATCTTCTTCGTCTTTAGCTTCATCTGATTTTTTGGTATCTTTACCTTCATCATCAGATTTTCCTTTATCGTCTTTATCCTTGTCAGAATCTTTATCATCTTTGTCAGATTCCTTGTTTTTATCCTTGTCAGAATCTTTATCATCTTTGTCAGATTCCTTGTTTTTATCCTTATCTTCATCATTTTCTGTATCTTTTTTAGATACATCTTTTGATTTTACGACCTGGATATCAGAATCTCTTTTAGCTAGCTCTTCGTCAAAGTCTTTAATCAAATCGCTTAATTTATTCGACACTATTCGTTTTTCTCCTTTCGTGACCTTACAATAAAGTCTTGTGCTTGGTTAAAACTGATTCCTCTACTTAATTGTAGCATAACTGCTGACACATCTAATGAGGGTTCATTGTCAAAAGATTTTGCTGCTTCTTTAATAACATAATCTTTATCTTCTTTAGGCATTACATTTAGTTTAGATATTGTTCTAACGGCATTGGTTAAATTCGTTACCTCGGGAGCTAAATGCTCTTTGCGGAAAGCTGCAGCTCCTGTTTGTTCATCAGGCGTTGTAGCATAGCCTGTTTCCCAAGCCTTTACTAATGTTTCCCAAGTAGCATTTGGATTTGCTGGGTGGGTCGTTAGTGCTACGTTTTTAATAATAACACTTTCAATCACTCGCTTATCGTAATCACTACGGGATTTCACTGCACCTTCAATAGAAAAACCTAAGTTTCGGTCAATGCCTGATTTTTTAATCATATTGGCTAAAGACCACATAGATTGTGCATATTTGTTTTCTTTCATTAGTCTTGCTTCTACAAATAAACCTTTTTCAAGGTCTACGTAACAATTATCTGTTGGAACACCTATAATGTATTCTGCATCTTGCTTATGCTCATAGTTAATAAACCCTTTTGTAGAAAAATAGCCAATATCAATTCCTTCAGGTAATACAATGTCTCCTTGCATATCTAAATCAGGAGTCGCTGCAAAACCTCTTACATACCATTCTCCGTCTTCTGCTTGTTCTGATTTACTTACAGAGTCAAACACATCAACAGGAACGAAAATATTATATTTTTCTTCTTCAGTTGTTGGCATTTAGATTCTTTTTCACCTCCAATGCCTCATATCTAGGTATAATATAGCACTAGAAAGTAGGATAAAGTAGCTATGAGCTACTTATCCCAACTTCTATCTTCTTTACCACCGATTTTGGCTGAATTTGTGTTTTCCTGTTCCTTAGATTGACCATCTTTTCCTATTTGACCGTCGCCTTTACCATTTACAGAACTAGAGTCTCCGTCTAGGCCTTGTTGGGTATCTTGTACAGAATTTCCTACATCTGCTTGTGGTTCTGGGTTGTCCGCTTCTTCTAACAAACGGTTTAGTCTATCTTGTTGCTTTTGGTACTCAAATTGTTCCCTTTGCATTTCTTGTCCGATAGCTTGAATATGAACACCATTTAGGATAACATCCCCACCTACCACAGGGTCTAACCCAAATTCAACACGAATTTCATTAACAGTTTTAAAGACTTTACCTTCTTCACTTTTAATTTTAATTTTTTCTAGTTGACGAGCTAAGTCGCCACCTTTAAATTCAAAACGATATTTATCTCCAAATTCAGCAATAATATAAGTATTTACTGTATCTTCAATAAATTTAAGTAAAGGTTGTAGTCCTTTATTTTGAGATGCTTGGTTCTTTTCCTTTTGGTTTCCTTCGTTTAGGCTACCGCCACGACTACTTGTGGCACCTCCTGTATTAGGAAAGTTAATTTCTGCTGGGTCAATACCATACAATGCTGAAAGAAGATTAATAAGATAATTTAACCATTTCTCGAACGGTTGTATTTTGGTAACATGAATAGTAACCACTTCTCAAATTGGCAGTCCCTAAGACTTTCTAGTTCTTTGTGCCCGTCCTCGAATATCTACTAACGTTTGTATAACACTCCCTAGACGTTAATTCCTGCGTGCCATAACAGTACATAGTTTATTATTTTTTATTAAAGTAAAGGTTTTTTAAATTTATACTAGCATTCAAATCTCTGTCTATTTCTAAACCGCACTCTTTACATTTATAAGTTCTTTGCCCTTTACCTAATTTATTTTTAACTCCGCAATATGAACAAATCTTACTGGAAGGGTACCATCTATCATCAAACATAAAACCAATACCTGCTCTTTCCAACTTCTACTGAAACTGGTCT